CCTGAACCACCAAAAACGCCGCCGCCTCCGCCACCGCCTTTAACTAAAGTTAAAGTGCCAAATCTTGAATCATTGCCTGTTGTATTGACCGCACCGCCTGAGCCAACAGTAACTGTGTATGTATTATTATCAGGCAATGATTCTGTAAAACTTAATAAACCTCCAGCACCGCCGCCACCGCCTGCGCCATTATTACCACCGCCCCCGCCCGCAATTACTAAAATATCAAAACTTTTTGCGCGGGAATAGTTTTGGCTTGCAATAATCCCGATTAAACTCATTACGCTATATCTCCTACTACATACCAAATGTCGGTAGCAACCTTGATGCAGGATGCAGCCGAGAACTGCGCTCTTAACTTAGGAGTTGTGGCAGTTGCTCCAGTTGATGAAATTGTAGTAGTGCCTGAGCTTACAGCTTTAATAGTTGTCTGACCTGCTCCGATTTGAATCATATTAATTACTGTGCCAATTGGAAAAGCAACGCTGGCGTTTGTGGGAATCTGAAAGTCATTAGCACTTCCAACCGACATAGTAACCAGTTTGAAGGCATCACCGAGCACAACTGTATAAGTAGCAGTCTGAGCGTTTAATTGTAAATTGACGCCAAGAGCCCATTCAGGAGCTGTTGCTCCAGAATTAACGCGCAGCAATTGACCATTTGATCCAATAGCAACTCTGGCTTTTGCAGTGCTGCTAGTGTAATAATCAACATCTCCAGCAGTTGTTCCTGGGTTAAGAGCTTTAACTGAAGTATCAGCCCCGCTGCCCAAAGTGCGAATGGCAGCTGCGCCATCCTTTACTAGATCTGTATCAGCTGGAGTTGTCCAGCCGTAATTTGTTGTTGTTGGCATTTAGTCTCCTATGCAACTATTGTAGCGTTAATCCATTCCAGTAATGGGTTTATTGTATTCCAACTCTCTACCGCTGGGACTGAGTTCCAACGGAAGGCTTGCAGGCTGAAAGCTATGGGCGATAGGTTCATCGTTAGGTCTAGGCGGTTAAGACTTGCAGTCCAAGTCCAACCCTCAACAAATCCTTGGAACTCGCCATCGGTCATATTGGATGGCAGATTAGTAATATTCAACGGCATACCCATAAATACATTTAGCAGGCTGTCTCGGTCGGCATCATCAATCTCTGTATTGGCTGTAGTAAAGGTTATCTGCCGTAGGGCAAATTGGGGGTAGGCGCGGATAAGTAGATAGAAGGCTGCTTGGGCTTCCGCGTCAGCTTGATGCCTAAGGGTTGTAGATATTGTGGTAGCTAGTTGGCCATAAAGCGATATAGAAGCTAAATCCTCATCATCTACCTCTGCGCTGCCAATGCCATAGCCGACTGTAATTGCATTTCGGACATCTCCAGCGCGCTTGATTATGGAAAGGGCTGGGCCAATGGCGTGATTGCCATCAAGATTAACATAGCCATTAGTCGCAAGGTATTGGCTTCGGTGTGTTGAATCGGCATATCCAATACGGCCCTGCGCATCTTCATACAAATAACCTAATCCGCTATTGGCATACCTAGAAGCTAAATTATAAACTGTGTCGTTAAGGCCACTCTCAGAGTGCAACTCATAATCACCCGGAGTGTCTATCTCGCCTAATCCGCTATTTTCTGCATCCTGCCATTGCGTAGTTGCGTCATAACTATTCCAAGTCTCTGCCGCTGGCACTTCATTCCATTGGTCAAATAATACGCCGCTAAGTAATTCCTCAATTCGGTCTCCATCAAATTGATGAGCAAAGTTGCCTGTATAAACTGCCCTAGCAAGTCGCGCTAAAGCTCCGACTGCAACAATTCTAATCTGCTGGCTGGTAGCTGTTGATCCTGAAGTCTGGACTGTTATGCCTAAGTCAGTAATAAAGCCGCCAAAGAGATTTACATAATCGCCATTAGAATCTTGGACTTCTATTGTTACCGCGTCATTTACTTCATAGGGAACTGCAGCTTCAGCTGTCTCTATAAGACTTAGATTGCAGTAACCAGCAATTGGCTGTTGATAAATATCGGTGCGACCCGAGGTGATAGTTAAGCCGCTAAGGGTTGCGCTAGTGACTGTAACGCCATCAACTTTAACTCTATAAACTGGATTCCAAAGGGTCATAGTTCTACTAAGCCAGCAATTCCACCGCCACCGCCACCATTGCGAGCGTTGCTATTGTTAAGAGCTAAGACAACTGCTCTAGTAAATCCTTCTTCATCAATAGCGGATGGGGCATTAACATTGATTACGACATTGCCTTGCTGATTAGCTGCAACTGTGCCAGCAACATTGAATCCAGAAGGAATTGCATTACCACTCGGCACTAGTGTGGATGGGGCGCTTGGAGTTGAAGCCGATGGAGCGCTCGGAGTAGTGGATGGCTTAGGAGCTGAAGGGACGCTTGGGCTTGGTGCAGTAGCAATTTTTGGAAGTGTTGAACTGCTTGGAGTGCTAGGGGCTGAGAATGATGGCTTAGAAATGGTAGATACATTAGGCAAAAGTGGGACGGCATTGTAAGCGCGAATAAGAACATTTATTGCATCAATGGCAAAATTAACTGCGCTCTTAATTCCATTAACTACCGCGCCAATAACATCTAAAATACCGCCAGCGACTTTACCAATAAATCCAAGTGCTCCACCAAGGTTATTGATTAAAACTGGAACTACAAAGTCTTTAATAAAGTTATAGAGAATAGTTAATGATTCCTTATTTCTGGCAATTGCATCAGTAACTGGCTTTAATGCTGCGTCTTTGAACTCAATAAATTTGGGAATAACTGTGTTAATGAAATAATCTAAAAGTCTTTGAAGGGTAGGCAATAAAGCAGCTCCCACCGATTCCTTGGCTTCATCAAAGCCCACTTTAAGTCTTTGAATCTGACCTTCAAAAGTATTAGCTTGAACTGTAGCTGCTCCACCAAAGGTCTCAGCTAATTGTTTTACTGTTCCCTCTAATCCAAGGGTCTTGATTTCAGCACTAGATAAACCAACACCTAGACGCGTTAAAGAGGCTGTATTGCCTTCGTAAGCCTTACCAAGGGCATTGGATACAGTCTCAACGCTCTTACCAGTAGCAGCTGAAATATCTAAAGCTAGCGTCAATAAATCTTGCGACTTAGTTACTGATCCTGTTGCAGTTGCTAAGCGCTGAAGGGCTGGGCGCAATTGGTCATCAGCAACGCCAGTAGCCAAAGAGGTCTTAAGTATCTGCTCCTCAACTGCTGAAATCTGGGCTTGAGTTGCCCCAGTAACATTTTTAAGAGCATTCGCTAAACGAAGCTGGGCAGCCTCATCTTCAATAGCTGCCTTAACGCCATCAACGGCTAACTTGACCGCATAGGCTGCTGCTGCCGCCGCTGCTGCTGCGAAAGCGGCTGCTGCAACCTTGCCAAACTTTTCTAACTTACCGCCAAAGCCTTCAACCTCTTTAGAGCCAGTATCAAGATTTTTCTTGAGATCAGCAACATCAGCAAGAATTGAAAGCTTGAGGGTTCTACTGCCAGCCATTACTTATCCCACTCTTTCAATATCTTGGAGAATGCTTCTTGCCATTTTTTAATCAATTCAGGCTGAATCTTACGAAGGGTTGGGTAGATAAAGTAGCCAGCGTTTCCGCGACCTTTGCTTGGTGTTCTTCTTGGGAACTGACGCAAGCGATTACTTCCAAATTCATAACCCGCCCAGAGTTTTTGTGTGTTACCGCCACCAGAAAAGCGCTGACTTGCAAAGCCGTAAGAGAACTCTCCGATTTTGGAACTGGCCGAGACTTTAACGCCAGTTGCAATTCTTCTAACTGCTTCTTGACCAAATGTCCTTGTGAGTGCATAGGCTTTGATTTCGTTTGCTGCATAAGTAGCCAGCGCGCTAGATTCTTGTTTAGCTTGGCTAACGGCTTCATCATCCATCGCTTTGAAAGCGGTAATGATTGAGCGGAGTTCGCGCTTGTCGTAACTGATTGGTAACTCATTTGCCACCGCTACGCTCCTTTAATATCTCTATCGCCGTTAGGACTTGGTCGATGTCTGTCCAGTAAGTCATCGGTATCCCAGTTGCTATCGCTATCTCGACTATTAGTCGGTTGATGCTTCCGGGCTCGTAACTTTTGGGCTTTCATCTCCAATCGTCATCTCTTCAACTGTTAGCTCCCAAATCTCTTGAGGTTTGGTTGGCTTTCCAGCTGCTTCGCGCTTATACGCAAAGTAAGCAAGATCTAAGAAGTCCGCTTGCTGATACGCCGATATATCCTTCATTGAATAAATCGACTTACCAGTTTTGCGTTCCCACTTAGCCCATTCTGGTAAGCCAGCCTGATAAGTAACTGATTCGCCAGAGTTATATTTAATTGTGATTGATATTTTCATAGCTCCCGATGCTCCGATCTCTTAGCTGAAGGTCTCTGTTGGGGTTCCAACGACAGTCATTGTCCAAGTATCAGTTAGCGCTCCTGGAGCTGCGCCACCTGCTGCTGGAAAGACTGGCAATACATTGAAAGCAAATACTGCGCCAGTTACGGCAGTGAATGAAACTGCAAGTGTTGTGTTAGGCGCAGCTTCTGCATCTGTCCACATTGCTTCGAATAGAGAGCTAGTAGCTCCCCAATCCTGTAGCAATTCAATTGTGAATGTCCATTGCTTATCAACGGACTTATAAGCGCGACCATCAAGAGTTTGATAGGTCTCGATAATTGTGTCGCAGCTTAGGACTGCGCTAGTTGTCTGGGCGTCATAAGCAGCGCTATCGAGTGTAAAGGTTACATCGCGCCCAGTTATTACTGTTGTTGGCATTTGGGTCTCCTATGCGGTTTGCTCGTAGCGGACGCTCAAGCGTATATCTGAAACTAACAGGGTAGTAGTTCCTACTTCAGTTACCGAAGGTCTTTCGACTATTGATAACTCATACTTGGAAGCATTTAGTGCTCCAAGAATACTAATAATTAATTGCTCTAAATTATCAAGAGCAGCAGCGTTGCTGAAATACGCAACGCAAGCGGTAATGGTGTAATTTAATTTAACTCTTGTTGTAGCTTTGCCCAAAACTTCAAGCTCCATATAGGGAGAGTCTGGAATAACGATAATTGCTGGAACTATTGGTGCTTCTGGAACTGAATCATAAATATTAGCGGTGCATCCTGCTAAAGCGGTCTTTAGCGTTCCTCTAACATCTGTGGCAATTGTGCTGGCTGGCATTAGCCCACCATCGTCTCAACATCAAGATAAGGGCCTAGAAGGCCAGTTACTTTGGCGAGTAAATTCTTAGATAGGCGGTAAGGAGTTACTGCAAAATCTACGCCTTCGATTGATCCACCAGCGGCGGTTCTGGACTGGAAGATTTCAACGGAGATAGCCAAAATAGCAGCTTCAGCATTGGGGTTTCCGACATAGGTCGATAATCCAGATAGCGCAGCGTTTCCTGCTGGGATGATATTTTTTTCCAATATGTCTGCATT